CTGGGAAATACTTCAAACTTGGATGAAAGCTTCTTTATTGTGGAAGAATTCAGTTATCCGTTGGGATTATGTTGAAGACTATGATTATATTATTGAAGAATATGAAAGTATTGATGAAGCTAAACTTGATGAAATACTTGCAGATGAAAATATTGAGATTGTTAACGACTTAACACTTGATACCGAAGCTGGCAATATTATGTATTCAAATGTAAGATTGCGTAAAACAATAGATAAAAGTCGTATTAAATTAGAAGTAATACCACCTGAAGCATTTAGAATTTCTAGTGAAGCTAAAGATATTGAAGATGCAGCTTTTGTAGGTATTCAATCTGACTATACACGTTCAGATATGCGTAAGTATTGGCCTGAGTGGGCTGAAACTTTAACTGAAGAAGATTGGTCACGTTTGTCTGATAATAGTAATTGGATGGGAAATAATAGTTATAGTGAAGATATTGCTGCTCGTAAAGAAATAGCAGGTCAAAACTATTGGACAGGAGTTTCACCATTAAGTACTGTTCCAACAGAAGCTAATCAAGAAGTAACAGTTACAGAATGTTGGATGCGTGTAGATAGAGATGGTGATGGCATAGCAGAACTTAAACGTTTTGTTATTTCTGGAACTTACATTTTGCATGAAGAAGATTGTGATATGATTCCATTATCTTCTATTGTACCTATTGATATTCCACATGAATTCTTTGGTTTGTCTATGGCAGACTTTACACGATCATCAACACTAGCAAGCACAGCTATTCTTCGTGGTTTTGTTGAAAACACTTATCTTACTAATTATAGCCCTAAGCTAGCAGATCCGAATGTAGTAGATTTTAGCGCACTTCAAAATATGAAGCCTAAACAAATTATTCCTACTAATGGTAATCCAGCTGGTGCTGTTTCTGCAATGGCTCCAGAAACTATTTCTACAGGTACTGTACCGCTACTCGAACATCTTCAAACGATTAAAGAGCAAGCGACAGGAATGTCTAAGGCCGCGCAAGGACTTAATGATACACTATATGTATCAGGAAACTCTGAGCAAAAACTTAGCGCTGTTCAATCAGCGGCACAAAAAAGAATCCAGCATATAGCGCGTAGATTTGCGGAAACTGGATTTAAGCGGTTAATGGCAGGTGTTTATCATACGATGCGTGAAAAAATGAAAGCGCAACAATCATATGAAATGGACGGTGTTTATGGAACAGTTGATTTTGATAAATTGCCTTCTACTATGGATATTGAAATAGCATTAGATATTGGCGAAAATTCAAATACAACTAAATTAGAAAAGCTGGCTAAAGTAGGAGCAGAAGTATTACCTGCACTTATTAATCAAGGTCAAGGCGCAGTTATTAAACCAACTGCAGCTGCAATATTGTCTACTCAAATAATTGAAGCATTAGATTTAGATAGCAATGATTATCTTGAAGATTATGCAAGTCCAGAATTTGAGGCTAAAGCAAAACAAGCTATTCAAAAACAATTGCAAACTAAAAATAAAGATAAAGAGCTTGAGCAAAGAAAAATACAAGCAGAAGTTAAGTTAGCAGAAGCAAATGTTGATTACACTAATGCTCAAAGTAAAAACACTTATGATGATAATGCTAAACAATTAGCAGTATCTATTGATAAGCACTTCCAAGAGTGGGCAGATATTCAAATTAAATCTGTTAAGGAAGGTGCCGAAGTAGCTCCACATCCAAGTTATGATCAAATTATTATGATGGCAAGACAAATACTACAACCCAAAATGGCTTCACAACAGCCAACACAACCGATGGCTCCCCAACAGCCACAACAGGAGATAATATAAAATGGCAACAGTAACACTTACTGCCGCTGGTGTAGGAGGTACGCAATCAGGTACTGTAACTACAGCTGGTGGTTCTGGAGGTGGCATTATTATGGTAACAAATGATAGTGACGCAACCGTAACATTTGACGTAGCAACAGCAGGTTCGACAGTATTGTCTAATCAAGTAATTGCAGCTAAAGATTATAAAATTGTGTCAGGACTTAATAACGGCGCTCAAACACTCATTAATGTAAGTACTTCACATGGTACAGCAGCACAAGCTAGCGAAGTTATTTATAACACACTAGTAACTTAATACAATGGAAAAGTATCGACAGACAGCTGAGAAGAGGCTGAGTAATGATAAGTCATACGGAAGTCATAAAATTCATCCCGAAGAATTAGCGCGAAGAGCGCACGTCAAAGGCCAATTTGCAGCCAAGGAACGGGATGAATTTTTTGATGAAGTCTATGGTGAAGTCTTAGTAGATTTCTTTGTTGAGTGGCTCAAAACAGATCCACATGAAACTAAAACTCGTGAGTTTCTCTACTCTTCGGCAATGGCACTAGGTAGTGTTAAGCAGAAAATGACGAACTT